CTGGCCGCGACTCGATGGAGCCCCGATCGCCGGAGCCAATCCAGATCGCGCCTACTACAAGCGCAAATCAACTGACGCGCCCGACGCTGATCACCGCTATACGATCGCCACGACGTGGGCTCTGGTCGATTTCGATCCCCCGGTTGATCCGGCAGATGGAGTTCCGGTCGGTGAGTATGCGCAATCGCATGAGGCGGTAAAACTGCCGGTGGAGGAATTGAAAGCCCAGGTGGAAACAGCTTTCCAAAACGAGCTGCGCAAACGGTTCCCGCTGACGGCAGATCCCGCCATTCTCATCGAAGCAGGCGGCGCACTGGCGAGAAAAAGCGACGGGGCGCAACTCACCGCCGAGCAGGCCGCATCGGTCGAGGCGATGAAGGGCGTGGAAGATGTGGTTCGCCAACTCCGCGATCGCCAGCAGGTTCTGAACGCGGCCATTGACGCCGGTGAAGATTACGACATCGAGGACTGGACAATCTCTGAGTGATGAAGTCCCGGGCGGAATTGCCGCATCTGAAATACCCCGTTATGAATCAAACGCGCATATTAAACCCTCACGCCTTTTCCGGCGGGGGAGGTGGTGGTACGGGACTCCTGACCGGACTAGCCGCGTGGTGGAGTCTCGACGAAACGAGTGGAACAAGGGCGGATTCCCACTCGAACGGGCTGGATTTGACCGATAATAATACTGTAGGCAGTAGTACAGGACTGATTTCAAATTCTGCATTCTTCAACAAAGCCAATAGCGAATATCTGAGTGCCGCCGACGATCCCGCCCTCGATTTCACGACAGAATTTACTGCATCACTTTGGATTAAGCAGACTGCGTATGCAGGCAGCGATTACGAAGTTTTTTTAGCAAAAGGCACGTTTACTAGCTGTTCGTTTAATATTTATAATCGTTATTCAGCAAATACGTTAAAAATATTTCTAAACTACAACACAGCCGGATGGGTTCAATTTAACCTTACCTCGTTTACCTTGTCGACGAGCTCATTCGATCACCTGGTGGTCCGCTATGATGGAGGCGAAAGCACAAATGCTACCAGGTTGCGAGTTTGGAAAAACAATTCCGAGGTGACTTCTTCGGGGACGTATCTCGGGACGGTTCCGACCTCGCTTGTGAACCGATCCGGAGATTTGCAAATGGGTTTTATATCGGGATTAACAAACTCTTATTTTTCCGGTGACATGGACGAGGTGGGACTCTGGAACAGGGCGCTGACCACGGATGAAATTGCCGACATTTACAACAGCGGTTCCGGACTGGCTTACGGCGATTTATAATCTCTCTTTTCCCTAAAATCAGGAAATCTTATCGGTTGTCTTGCGCAATCGGTAACATTAGATAACATTATCTGAGGCTGATTCGTTTTTGACGGTTCCGAAATTATGGAACCGGCATCCTGGTATACATTTGAAGACAAGGGAAAGACCGTTGAAATCTCGATCCATGACGAGATCGGATTCGGCGAAGGTTCCGCGCGCGCTTTCATGGAGTCCTTCAAGGGACTGAAAAAAGGCCAACCCGTTTCCCTCTCGATCCACTCCCCTGGGGGCTCGGTTCTCGATGGTTGGGCGATTTACAACGTTATCAAAGCCCACGAAGGCCCCGTGACCGGTCGAGTTGTCGGCTTTGCAGGCTCAATGGCCTCGGTGATTCTTTGTGCGTGTGACACCGTGGAACAGCCCGAGAACGCCTTCCAAATGATCCACAATCCTACTGCCGGAGCGTGGGGAGAGTCCACCGACCTGGCGAACATGGCGGAAACGCTGGTGAAGATCCAGGCGGGCATCGTTCGCGCCTACGCCAAACGCACCGGCCTTTCCGAAGACGAGATTCAGGAGCTGATGAACGCGACCACCTACATGGACGGTTCCGAAGCAGTTTCGAAGGGTTTCGCCAGCGTCATGCTGGAGCCCGTTAAAGCAGCGGCCCTCTCCGAAGATTGGAAGGCCAAACTTCCGAACAACAATTTTCCTGCAGGACTGGTTTTCGGCTCCACGTCGGCCCCTACGGAATCACCCCAAGAACCCGAACCCGAGCAAAAGCCGGAACCCACACCCACCCCAACCAATCACACACCCGAACCACCTATGAGTGAACCACAACCCGCACCGGACAAAGCGCCGGAAGCCCCCAACATCAAAGACATTCTCGCGCAGGACAAGCCGCGCCGGGAAGGCATCGAAGCTATCGCCGACCGTTTCAAGGTTGATGACAAGGAAGTCAAAGCAGCCATCGACAACGGAGTTGGGCTCGATGAATTCCGCAACCAGGTGATTGAGAATTTCAACCCCGAAGCCTTTGGCGCTGCGGTTGCGCAGAAGGGCGGCGATTCCACTTACATCGGATCTCCCGAAGCAAAGAATTTCTCGATTCTCAAGGCTGTCAGCGAATACGCCAAGAGCGGCGGAAACATGACCGGGCTTGAGAAGGAAGTTCAAGAGGAACTGACTTCCCGTTTCCGCAATTCCACCGGAGAAAGCCCGAAAGGAATTCTCATCCCTGGGGAAGTTTCCCACGGAGACCCCGGCGGAATCCGCAACGCTTCGACTGTAGGAACCGGAACCTCCGGCGGAAACACGGTCGCCACGGAAATGCGTTCCCTGATCGAGTATTTCGAAGACTATTCCCTGCTCCCGAAGCTCGGTGCCACGGTCTTCCGCGATGCCACCGGAAATCTCTCTTTCCCTCGCGTGACTGCCGGTTACAGCGGAACGTGGGATGCAGAAACGGACACCATCGCCAACGCAGATGCAACGTTTGCCGCGAACCTCGTTCTTTCGCCGAAACGTGTCGGAGCCGGAACCGCTGTTTCGCTGCAACTCCTGGCACAGTCCTCGATTGATTTCGAAAGCTGGATCCGCCGCCGCCTCGGTGCCGACATCGCGATTGCGATTGATCGCGGAGCCTTCACCGGCCCCGGCACTGGCGACACGATGACGGGCGTACTTGCCGCATCCGGCACGGGCTCGAAAACATGGGCTGTTGGCGATTCCTGCCACAAGAACACGGTTGACCAGTGGAAAGAGCTTCGGGACAACAAGCTTCCGATGATGAGCCGCGCCAAGTGGCTTTCCGAGCCTGGTGTCACCGCGGACTGGATGACCACTCCGAAAGTTTCCGGAAATGATACCTTCGTTATCAACGAAGCCCCTTCCGGCGCACAGCGGGCCCTCGGTTTCGAATACTACGATCACACCGACATCACCGCGAACAAAGTCGTTCTCGCTGATTTCAGCTACCTCATGGTTGCCATGTGGGGAGGAATTGACCTTGTGGTTGATCCATACTCCAGCAAAAACGCCGGTCAGGTCGAACTCTTCGCTAACGCATTCGCCGATACCGGACTTGAGCAGCCGTCTGCCTTCATCATTGGAGACAACGGAACGACTCACGCCTAATCCCTCTATTCATAGTGGACCCCGCCCGACCTCACGGAAGGGCGGGGTTTTCCTACCCCTCATTCAATGAAAGTTAAAGTCATTCGCGACGGTCTCCGCTACAAAGGCGAGCCACAAAAGAAGGGGACCATTATCGAGTCCGACAATGACCAGCATATCGGCGCATTGCTTGCCGGCGGCGCGGTCATTTTCAAAGGAGAGATTCCGAAGCAGGAGCCCAAACCGGCCCCAAAGAAAAAGGTTAGCAAGTCTGATTGATGCGAATTTCCTCTCTACCCTCTTACCTGGCCCCGGGAACCCTCCCGAACGGAGCCACCAAGGCCGCGCAATTCCTCCACAGTCTCCGCCATTCCACCGGAACGGCAGTCGGCATTCTCGATGATGTGGAACGCAACAAGGCCGCGTTCGACAAGTGCGACGAAAACGACCGGAAAGAGGCGGGAAAGCTACTCGGCTATGAACCGGAACTGATTCTTAAAGCCGCCGATTCCCTCCTGCAAGCACGACCCGCACCCGATCCGGTCCAGCCGGAAGAAAGCAAACTTTCACCGAAGCCGCCCAAAGCAAAATAAGTTTTTTATCCGTCATCGACGGTATCAGCCCCAACCGGCCCGGCGGGATTCTTCGGGATTCCGCCGGGTCATTTTTTTAAATGGCACTTTCGCTCACAACCGATCACACCCGCGCATTTGATGAAGCCTATGAGGTTTCCGGCGCGCTTGTGACGATCGGCGGAACGGAGAACATCAAGGCCATTCTTCCGCTTGATCTGCAAACCGGCCATGAGATCGACGGGGACGGGGCAACGCAGTTTGAAACCGAAACCGCGATCACCGTCTTGACGACCGCTCTTCCCGCGATCACCCGGGCCACCGTTGTTGACATTTCCGGCACGGAATACCGGATCACGCAGAGAACGACCGAAGGAACCGTCTGCACCCGTCTGGACCTCATTTCCCCGTAACATGGCAAAACCGCTCGCGCAACGCATTGAGGAGGCAACAGAGGCAGTGATTGCCGCTGTGCTCACCGATGCGCAGACGCTCCACTTCGGGGAAACCGATGAGGCGGGAAAAGATTACATTCTCGTTCGCGCCGTCCGCGTTTCGGAGGATCCACCCACCAGCGGCATTTTCGCGCACGATGTCAATGTGATCGCTCACGGCAATTTTTCCGATTCCGACCTGCACAACCTGGAAGAACTCATGGACAACGCCAACGAGCTGGCCGGATCCCTCCGCACGCAGGGAACAGGTTCCTTTGTCATGCCTCAGGGGCAGGCGGTCGAGATCGACGGCAACACCAAATCGGGCCAGCAACTCGACGAAAACTTTCAATACAATTTTGGAATTTGGGCACAGACACAAGAGGTGTCTGACGCCGCCGCATAATTCCACCACCCACAAATAACATTCCATATCATGGCAGCACCTTCCTACGTTCAAGCAGGCTCTCAGGTTCGGGGGATTACCTCCGCTGAAGCAGGCATCAATATTTCTTCGTTTCGCGAGCGTTTCGACAACCCGAAAGAATACATCTTCGACCGCTACGGGGGCCGCACCGGCTACGCCTACGACTACGACCCTTCCTCGACCGCCACGTTGGAGGGCGAGATCAAAACGGCCCTTACCGCAGTCTTTTCGGCTTCGTATGGCGCGGCTCTGACCGTTGCCAACGCCACCGACGCGTACGGCACGACGACCGGAGACTACACCCTCGACGATCTGGAGCTCTCCGCTTCCCGCGATGCGTTCCAGTCCGCCTCTATCACCCTCACCCGCCTGGATGGCGTCACCGTTGCGTAAAGAGGTGTCGGGCTGATACCGGAGAAGACGTATGAAAGAACACCTCGATCTTGGCTTCAAAGCCATACAAACCGACACCGATTCCCGTCTGCATTTCGCAGCCGCTGCCGCTTCGGTGGGATTCGACCTCGCAGAAGGAACTCCCAAAGTTTCGAACTGCTACGACAGCGAACACAAATACGAACCCGGGCAACCCGGTGACGTTCGGATGTATTTACCGCTCCTCGCGAACGGTATCAATATTAACGAATTCGTGACCGTCTGGAAAGATCCGGAAACCGCGTTACGCGAGGCGGAATCCCTGCCCGCCCGCATCCAGAGCGCGAGCGACCCGCAGACCGTCCAGCAACTGATTTTCTCCTTCGATTCTCTCTACATGGGGGCCGCGGTCGCCTACATGAAGCTTCACTCCCTCGGGCGGGTCCAACTGCCCGACGTGTTCCATCCGAGTGACGAGGAAAAGAAGGCCATTCTCGCGCTCGACTACTTTTCCACGGAGGCACTGGAAAGCGCCGAAATGCGATCTCCGAAAGGCCGGAAGACCATCGCTCAAAAATTGGCGCGAAACTGGCAACCGGCCATCGTCGCATGGCTCAAAAGCTACCGCGCCAACCTCCTGGAACTTCGCAATTTGTGGAAAGATGCTCCTCAAAGCATCCGAATCAATCGGGGAAACGGCCTCCCGCCTCTCGTCTTGGAAAAGGGCCCACACTTCAAAGAACTACTGGAACGATGGACCTGACAACTGATACCCCGACCGACACCCTGCCCCGCCTCGAAATTGCACCGGAAACGGAGGTGGAAACGATCGACGAAGAAAGCGGCCTGGAAACCGTGACCCATTCGGAAAAGGATCTCGCCTTTCTGCTGGAGAACGACGCCTGGCGCGATCTCTCTTTCGGTGGTCCCGGGGGCGGAGCCTGCAAACTCCAGGCATTCAGTCCCCGACGGCAGGCCGCGGCGCAGTCCATCGGCATGAAGTTTCTGAACTTCGATCAGGAAGCGGTCGAGGAATTGCAGGCAACGAACACCTACAACGGAATTTTCATGGATTCGATTCTTGCCATCTTCCTTTGCACCCGTCCCAAGTCCGTCGCGATGAAAGCCCTTCGCGTTCCGACTGCGGTGCAGGCCGAAGCAATGGCATGGATGGACCAGCACCGAATCACCATCGGGAGCCCACGGCACGGGGAGGTATTGGACGCCTTTTCCGAAATCGTGAATGCCATCATTTCCGCCTCCGCCGAAGTGGATTCCACCGGACTCTCGAGCGGCGAAAGCGTGGGGGAGTCATAGGCGATTGGGCCGAACTGATTTCGTTCGTCTCGATCGCCACCGAAGGAAGCATGAGCCCCGATGAAATCATGGATACCCACCTGCCGCGCCTTCTCCAGCTCAAAAGCATCGGCCTGATGCGTCAAAATGTGAAGATGAAACCCACCGGCGGAACCAGCCTGAGAAAACAGGTTATGGAAACCCTCGGCGAATGGGCGGACGAATGGCTCGGGGAGTCTTGATTTGAACGATAACATGTTGTAACCTGTTCCGGCTGCTGATTCCGTCCGGAACCCTGATTCATGGCAGCAACCGCAAACCTAAAAAGCACGATTTCCCTGGACGCTACCGCGTTTTCCGCCGGTGTGCGGAAAGTCCGGATGTCGGCTTCTGCCACGGCAAAGTCGGTTCGGGCGTCTTTTCAAAAGATTGGCGGGATTATCGCCAAAGTCGCGACTATTGCCTCGGCGATTACGTTTTCCGCGGCGGTGGTGGGAGTCGGAAAACTGGTCGCGGCATCGTCCAAAATGGCTTCCTCGTATGAGGGAATCAGTGTACGCATGACCGCGTTTCTGGGCGATGCCAACAAAGCCCGGGCGGTCCTGGACAAAATTTCGGCTTTCTCTGTGGTGACCCCGTTTGAAACGAGGGGATTGCAGGAGGCGACGAATAAACTTCTCGGGGCGGGAATCGCCGGGGATGAAGTCGTCGACGTGCTCAAGGAAATCGCGGCTGTTTCCAGCGACACCGAACAGGTGGGGGAATTGTCCGATGCGATGGCGAAAGGATTCGCGAAAGGTAAATTCCAAACGGAGGAACTGAACAAATTCCTGGAACGTGGAATCAATCTCATGCCGGAACTGGAGAAAAACACCGGGTTGACCGGCGAAGCTCTCCAGAAAGCGATTCAGAAGGGTTTGAAGTTCGAGGACGTGCGGAAAGCCCTTGCCGGTCTTTCGGCGGAAGGGGGACTTTTTGAAGGGATGTTGAAAAAACAATCCGTCACCTTCGCCGGCCTCATTTCTACGCTTTCCTCGAATTGGGACGAATTCAAAACGAAATTTGGCGAGCCGATCAACAACGCTTTGAAACCTTTGCTCGAATTCGGAATCAAGAAGATCCAGGAGCTGACGACCATGGCGGGCAAACTCGGGGAGGGCCTCGCCATTGCCATCACCAAAATCACCACGGCACTGAATTCCACTCTTGGAAAGCTGGATTTCAGCCAGTTGGGCCCGCAGTTTCTCGCCGGCCTCGATGTGGACGGGGCAAAAACTGTTCTCCTTTTGATGCTGAAAGTGGTTGCCGCTTTCATGGGAAATCAGTTGGTGAAGACGATTAAAATGGCGGCAACTCTTGCGGAAATCGCCTTCAATTTCGTATTGAAAAAGGTTACGGAAAAATGGGGGGATGATCTCAAAAAAACCCTTTTAGCAGTCGCCTCTATCGCCACAAAACCGGTCTGGGTTCAAGTCAGGGAACTGAAAAAACTTCTCAATAGTCAAGCCGAAGACAGTGGCGAAACCCTCGGGGATAAAATGGCCCAGGGTATGAAAGATTTCGCGGAGAAAATGAAATCCGACGAAGACCCCTTCGGGTTGAATGATGCCCTCAAAAATTTACGGACAAGTTTGTCTGACATCGTTGATAAGGGGAAAGAAGAACTCAACGACGCAGCGGGGAATCAGGGTGGAAACGGGAAATCGGCCACCGACAGAAACGGAGCAATCCGAAAAGACAGCCTGAAAGGCGATCGACTGCAAAAAACCTTTGGATCTCCCGGGGATGATTTTGTTGGACCTTCCCGCGATCTGATGAACAAGCCAGCGGTTCACATTTCCCCCCACATCGCGCTGAAAAAGAATCCGGCCCTCATGGGAGCCTTTGACAAACTCCAGGCACAAAAAGCCGCGGGCATAGGTGTCGGCACTGCAACTTCCTTTGCCAAGGATCGCGAACGCCTCGGCATCGCCTCCGGACTCAGAACCGGGGGAATCGGAGACGTGAAAGCCGTAGGAGCGAAGGCAGGAGCCGCCATCGCCAAGAAAGACGGCACTGTGGAAACCACCAACGACCGACTCGGAGAACAAATCGACCTGATGAAAGAGGAAGTGAGTCTATTACGGGAGGGCCTTTCCGCCTGATGCCTGCCGGAAGCTACATCGGCGGAACCAGTTTCCGCACCGTTTCGATCTCGGAAATCGAAGATTCGGAAGGGGTCGACCGTCTCACCGTCGTACGGCGCGGGAAGACCTCCGAACTGGCCGCAGAAGTCGCCGCCTGGACAAAAGGACGCGTTGCTACCTCCCTCGGATACTCGAACATGTATCTGCAAACGAAACGCAGCCAGGAGGGCGGAGGCTCCAACTTCGCCGAACTGGTTCTTGATTTCGCGGGCTACCTCTCCACGACCATTTCCAACCCTGTTTCCGTGGATGATTCCATTGCCCTTGGTTCTGGAACCTTTGTTTCCGACGAAAACGACAGCGACGGGAACGCGCAAAACGTCCAGGCGCAGTTTAACGGACAGAGCACCACTACCCGGTGGATCTTCTACGGGCTCAACCCGCCGACCTCCCCCCGCTACCCGCTCAAAGTCGCTTCCACGGTCCCGACGAACATTCTTTTCGGCCATTACCCCGCTTCCTACACCGGAACCCTACAAACCAAGCTGGAAAGCCGCCTGATGGGCTTTGAACGCTCGGAGCTGGCCCGGGGAGTGTGGGCTGTCACCGAAACATGGGCCGAAAGAGTCGTTCCCGATGACACCGCGTAAGTGAGCGATAAACGGAGAAAATATCGCTCACCGAAAAACCAACCATGAGACTCAAACGGGTAGACAAGGGCTTCGCAAAAAAGACCCTCAACAAGATCATTGATGCAGTCAATGAGAACTGGATCCAGTGCGAAGGTCGGCCCGGTTGGGAGCGATCCCGCGCCGGAGTCGTTCCCCCTCCGATCACCGCAGGAGGCGACACCGCGGGCCTCGTTCTCTGGTCGCTGACGATCACGGACGCGGCAACCAACACCGTCAAGATCGTGAACCCCGGTTTCGTCAAGCGAACCAATGCCCTAGACGATTCCGGAACCGTCGACATCACCGCGATTGATTCCACTTTTACCGCCGCGGTGGGAAAATTCCTCGTTCTCGAAGTGGAACCGGACCTGACCACGGAACTCAAAATGATTTCGCAATGGACCGGCTACCCGATGCCGATCGACACCGTGGAAGTGTCGGGACTGTGGAAGGTGGAGAAGTATTACTATCCCCTTTACGAATTCGTAGCGCCACCGGCAGAAGGGGAGCCCCGGGAACCTTTTTCCGTTTCCGTTTCTGATACCATCTACGCGCGGAAGATGTGCCCCGCCAATCACCTGCAATTCATTCTCACCCGACAGGAGGACGACGCCGGGCACGTTGTTTCCGCGTTTGAGCTGGTCCCGTCTCTCTCCTGTCGTGAAATCACGGCATGAGCGAGTTTCCCATTTTCACCGGCAGATTCTACACCCGGGGCCATCGCTCCAGTGTTCCCGTATCGACGCTCAACAGCACCGGCAGTTACACACCGGAGGACGCCGTCACCATCGACGAAGCCGCGACACCGGATGAATATTACATCGGCGTCGGAGGACAAACCGAAACCTTCCCCTGGTCGCAATCCGAAGAATTTGGCGAACCACTCGCCGAAGTCCTCAACCTTCGCGATGTCGACTCGATCGGAAACGGCTACGTTCCCGCCGAACATGCTCCCTTTACCGCAGAAGACCGCGGCGATACAGACCCGCTCTACTATGAGGATCTGATCTGCAATGCCTACTACAACGTGAAGACATGGCAGGTGACAGCCAGCGCCGGCGGAAAGAGCATTTCGGAAACCATCTACGCAGGGGCCAGCGGATCGAACGGGAGCCCGGGAACCCGTCCCCTTTCCGGCAAGAGATACAAATTCGGGGCCTCGGGGACATTCTCCGACAGCGACGGAACCGAGTTTCTTTCCCTCTCCCTCACGATCGGGCTTGGCGCGCGATTCCCCGTCGAGAACCTTTTCGCCGCCCCCGTAGATACCGCACTCCTTCCCAACCTTTCGGCAACGCTCAACTATTCCGATTCCGACGCCGGAACCTCCAACCGAATCCGCGTCATCGGCCTGAATGCCGTGGATACCTGGATAACAGGGAAGACCCTTGATACGAACTTCAATTTTCTAGGAGTCCCCGTCTGGACCTACGAAGACCTCGACGGAGGATTGACCTATTCAGTAAGCATCTCCGCAAATGAATTCTGGACAACTTCGGATGATTGGTATCCTGTGTAACATTTGATAACGATGAAAACTGAACCAAGAAAAGAGAAGCGAGACGAAATCGACCGAGGAAAAAAACTTAAGGAACCTCTGATGCGTCTACGCCAAAACTTCATGAATGAGATAGAGAATCTAGAAGCCAACTTCCCATCTCGCGAAAAAGGTGACTACCTTCGTGGTCAATGGCTTGGGCATATCTCAGCATTCCGAAGGGCAGTGGCGAAAGTTGAAATAGAGATAGTCAGCATGGATCTCAGAGAGAAAATAACATAAATAACATTCCAAAAATCGGAAAACGATTCGATTTGAAAGGACGGAAAAGCCGTAAACAGCCCCGCAAAGAGCCATTTTAAGCCCATTTCGTAACTACAACCCACCCACAAGAAACCGTTGCGCGGGTTCAAGTCCCGTCCGCTCCGCTTTTCTTCCACGCTCTAGGGCTTATTCTATAAGGGTTTCCCGTTTTCGGTGTTTTGACGTAACATTGATAACATCGTAACGTGATGGAATGCCTGACGCCTACACCATCGGCCAGATTACCCTGGCCCGACAGATCCAGCGGGCCGCCGATGAGCTTCTGATTCACCGGCCTAAGCTGGAATTCACGGATTGGGCCCCGAAGCATATTCTTAATCCGGACGGAACGCCGTTCCAGTTTCGACCCACGCAGGTTCAACCGGCTAAGGATTTGTTTAATCCGATGCTGACCTCGATTTCAATTCGGGCGTTTTCGGGAGCTGGGAAGACCTACCTTTTCGGGGCGGGCTTCTGCTATGCGGTGGAACAGCTCCGGATGGCCGCTGCGGTGATGTTTCCCAACCAGATCCTGGCGGAAGATTGGGTGAATGAAAAGCTGGAGAAAATCTTCCAGGCAACCCCGGTAATTCAGGATCTCGAAAAAACGCGGGATCTCAAACGCTACAAAAGCTGGACGACCGGCGCTGAGGTGTATGCGATCGGGGCGAACAGTTCTGGCCAGATTCGCCGACTGGAAGCGGATTTGATGTACACGGATGAGTGTGACGCGATCACACAGGATTCCGCTGATGAGGGGGATAAGGTGGCGCAGTTCGAGAAACGCGGACGGGGAAGGCGGGAGCAGTTCAAATGGCGTTCTTCGTATCCGTCGCTGAAAGGGGCATCGAAAATTGATAGCTACTACGAACTTTCCGACCGATGCCGTTGGTATGCGGATTGCCTGGAATGCGGGCATTTATGGGAAATGCACACCCGGCAAATGATCTGGACCCCGGGCCAACCGGAAACGGCGCGGATTGCCTGCCCTGAATGCGGAACGAAGCACGATGAACAGGCCCGCTTTGCGATGGCAAAGGAGGGACGCTACCTCAACAAGAACCTGGAGGAACCGGAACCGGTCGGCGCTCGAGGCTTCCATCTCGGTTGCATGGCGCACACGGGCGACCATGATTCCGCTTATTCCGGATACCTGCACGAAGTCGCGGCGGAACAGGAACGGGTCAAAAAATCAGAGAATCCGGAGAAAGCCCGCAGGGTGTTCGTGAACACGATGGACGCAGAGAGCTACGCAGAAGCCACGGAAGAGAAACCGGAGGCGCACGCCCTGTATCAGCGTCGGGAGCTATACAAGCCAACTGAGACGCTTCCGGCGGGGGTTCTCGTCATCACGATGGGAATTGACTGCCAGAAAGACCGACTGGAAGCCCAGGTGATCGGATTCGGGGAGAATCGGGAAATGTGGTGTTTGGCCTACCGGATCTTTCCCGGGTCGCCTCTTTCGCCGGAAACCTGGCGACAGGTCGACGAGCTGCGGGACTTTGAATGGAATCATCCGATTGCGAAACAGCCGCTCAAAATTGCCTGCACCTTTGTGGATTCCGGAAAATGGCAGGATTCCATCTTTCAATATACCTTCCCGCGAACCCGGCAGAGGGTTTACGCCTGCAAAGGGGCGAAAGCGATCGACCGGCCTTTGATGGATGGTCGACCCACGGCGGTGGGGAACCGGCGGATTCCGCAATACCACGTTGGAACCCATGAGGCGAAGGACTTGATTTACCAATCCCTTGCCCTGCCTCCACCGAAGGAGGGCGGATCATTCCCCCGGGGGTATATCCACGTTCCCAAGCTGGACGAATTCGGCCCGATGGCCGGCGGGGAGGGAACCGGCTATTTCGAGGGACTGACGGCGGAGGAATCGCGCATGAAACGGAGCACCCAAACGGGTGAGTTTGTCCGTTTCTTCGAAAATGTGAACCGCGCCAGAAATGAACCGCTCGATACGATGGTCTACGCGATCGGTGCGGAACGGGTTCTCCGGCCTCAATACAAATTAATTGCGGCCAAAATGAAAAAATGATATGAGAAGTTATGGCGGATTGGCTGGTAACTTCGAAGAACGGGCGTTTTCACGTCTACGGCGCGCGGAAAATGGTGAACGGGAGTCCCCGGGATCGTCTTTCCTGGTTTGACGGCGAAGGGAAACAACGTCACACCATGCTGGCGGTCGACAAGCACGACCCGAAGCGGGCCCAACGTCGGGCGAAACAGATCGCGGAGGAACTGGCAAAGGGTCGCACAGAATCGAATCTGACCCGACACGACCGCCTCGAAATTCTCGGGGCGAAAGATGCCCTTTTCGGCACGGGCCGGAAACCGGCGGAAGTCTGCCGCGAATACCGGGGCTTTCTGGATTCGCTGGAGCCTACCGGGAAAACCCCATCGGAGGCGGTATCGGATTTCCTGCAACGCAACCCGGCGCAATCGGCCACGGTGGAACAGGTCGCTACGGAATTGAAAGCGGAACTGGAGCGGCTCGGGAAGTCGGAGCGATACCGGCGAGATCAAAACCTGACCCTCTTTCGTCTTTGTGAGCGTTTTCCCACGCGGGAAATCGGCTCGCTCGGGAAAACGGAAATGGAACGGTTCCTTGAGGAATGGGGAGGGGAGCCGAAAACCTACAACAATCACCGCGGAAGTCTCGTTACGGTCTTCAATTGGGCGATGCGGAAAGGCTACGCCAACCGGAACCCCGTTTCCGATCTGCCGAAGGTGAAGGAGATACGCTCGATTTCCTGCTATTCTCCGGAGGACATCGCCGCGATTCTTGCAAAATGTGATGAAAAGTTACTGCCCTGGGTGTTGCTCCAGGCGTTTGGCTGTTTGCGATCGGCGGAGGTATGCCGGGTCGAGTGGGGCAAACATGTGGATCCGGTTCGGGGAATCATTCGCGCCACGTCGGCGATCACGAAAACGGGACAAACGCGCATTATCGAAATGCAGCCCAACCTGGTGGATTGGCTGATCCCGCTCAACCGCTTTTCCGGCCCCGTCTACCACGGAAAAACCGAGAACGGCATTGGAAGCACGAACCGGAAACGACTGGCGAAGGCGATCGAGGCGGCAGGAGTGACCCCGATTCCGAACGGGCTCCGGAAAGCGTGCGCCTCTCACCTGATCCCGCAATGCGATCACATCGGGGCGGCGGCGGAAATGATGGGCCACACCGTCAGCGAAATGAAACAGAGCTATCGCGAACTGGTGAGCAAGGAAGAGTCTGACTTGTATTGGAGTCTCACCCGGCAGAAGGTTCGGAAAGCGGCGTAGCATCAAGGAGGGCAGCAGCAGCGGCGAAGAATTCCTCTTCTTTGTGCTCCTCGGGCGTCACGTAGCCGCCGTCCGGTTTTCCGTGTATGTGGCAATCGTTATCCGAAAGGTGGTATCCGTAGCCGGAAAGGTCGGGCCGCTCTGTTTTGTCACCATGTCGAAAGTTTCTCGACATAGCGACAGAATCAATTCCCTTTCTTTTCATCCAGTTCCCGTTCCACCTTTTCGAGCGCCCAACCGGACACACCAAACACTCGTTTTTCGTCGGCCCGCTCAAAGAAGAGGCAATCGGGGCAAACGTGCAGGTTTTTATCGGGAAGCTCGTTCCCGCATTCACAGAATTCTTTCATGGTTTCGTTCATTTTTCTGAATGTTTGATCGTTATTTGATCGTTATTTGATGAGAATACAGAGGGTTTTTCATCGTCCTGAAAATTGCCTGGCGCGGGCTTCCAGTTTCTTCTGTGCATACTCGCGCATATCAACCGCGGCATTGTTCACGCCTTCCTGGAGGGCGTCTTGCATAATGCGGGAAACGTGGTCATCCTCCAGGGTTCCGGTTTCGATGGTCGCCTTCATACGGGCGAAGGTGGCCTTCGTTCCTCGCGCACTCCCTTTGAGGGAAAACTTACTTTTCAGATTGGCCCCAAGGTCTTTCGCAATCTGAATCCAGATTGCTTTGGAAAATCCGATCGCCTGCTTCCGGCTGTTGTAAATCTCCATTGCCTTCGCTCGGTTTCCCTTCCCGCGAACAGCCTTTCCGAATCGCGTCTCGCCTTTCGCGGCCAGTGCATTGAAAAGGTTGTTCTCGTATTCCCGCCCGCGTTTCCTGGCAGGGGAAAACTTGGTGATGGCTTTGGAATCGGCCTTCTTCGTGAGCTGCAAGGCTCCCTTCAATCCACGTCCGCCGATGCAGGCGTTTTTTGCGGCACGATTCACGATCTCCACCCCGTCTTTTTTGGTGACTTTCTCATAAAACTGCATCGCCTCCATCAGTTCGGAGGTGTCAATGTCGGCGAAGATGTCGGAAGCCATGTTTTCAACCTATCACCAAATTCCACCCGTCGCATTGAAAAAATGTTATGAAATGTTACGCTAAGGGAATGAATTTGTATTTTGACCTTCGCCTCCGGAAATTCGTGACTGTCCCGGGGCAGGATACCGCATTGGAAAGTCTCGAATTCAAAGCGGGCGACGGGGAGGAAATCGTTCTCCAATACGGGCGCAGTTCGGAGTCCAGCACCTCGGGCGGATTGTATGAGGCCGCAGCCTGGACAGCGGAACTTTTGGGAGCCGGTCACACGCAGACGATCGGTATCAAGGAAAGCGGCGACTACTCGGATGGTTCCCTGCTTTGCAGCACCTCCACTTTTGTAGAGGATGCCACGGCGAAAACCTATACGGGAACGCTGGATTTCAATACCACGGCGATTGATACACTTTTGCAGCGGGGAGACGCTGACGATACCGACGATGTGGCGGCGATCGAAAACGCGCAAATGGAGTTGACCTTCATTGCCTCGACCGGGGCAAAGCCGCGCAGCTCCCTGAATGACATTGATGTCACGATCAAACACGACATCATTTACGGAAATGAGGGAACACCGGTCAATGCGGGCGATCCGGATCAGTATTCGCTGATTGCGGACACGATTCAATTCCTGCCGGGGGTCAATTCCCAGATCGGTGGAACGTCCTCCGACCTCGATTCGCTCACCACCGTGAGCCGCAGCGTTGGCGAAGCGTTCGCTTTCTTCGACGACGACGATTCCGGCATTCTTCGGGTTTATGAACTGGTGGCAGGAACCGACGCCGAAAACGCTCCTGCCGTGATCCGGCCCGATGACTACGCGACGACGACTAATGAAAAGGTTCTCAAGTTGCGCACCAGCAGCGGGGCGGGGGACGTGATCGTTCTGCAACAAAGCGGTTCGCCAACTTCATCGGCGGAAACATGGAACAAGAGAACACTTACTGAAATATCTGATACAGGATCTCATTGCACGATTGCCTCGGGAGTTTTTAACCTGTCGACAGGTAGTTACAGGGTGGTCGGGGCAGCGGTTGCCCGCGGTGTTGGGGGTCACGCTCTCAGAATTCAAAATACCACATCGGCAGCGACTGCATTGTCAGGAATTGGAGCAATCGCCAGAATTCCCTCGCCAAAAACAGAAGAAATTACCTGTGTTGCCGATGTAGCGGGGAACCTGGATACAAAAGAATTTTATCTGTTTGACGATGACGGGGTCGTTCGCGTCTGGTTTGATGTTGATAATTCCGGAAGCACACCCGGTTCTTTTACGGGCAATCGGTCCATTGAAGTAACCGGAGTTTCCACGGGAGATAGCGCCACTGCGGTGGCTTCGGCTCTGGCAACGACACTCGACGCGGATTCCAAGTTTTCAGCCAGCGCCGTCGCGGGTGTGGTCACCGTTACCCATGCGGACAGTTTCTCATGGGAGCCGGCCTATGATAACGATTCCGGATTTTCTTTTGCGGTTGCCACTTCGTTCGGTATTGGCAGCGCTAATTCTTCACACATTTTCGGGGTTTTCACAGTTTCGAGCGCCTCGGACAATTACGAATTGCAGCACTACACAGGGCGCGCCGGAAACCTTTATGCGTCGAGTGCCTTCCGATCTGCGGTCCTTCAACTGGTAAAAATCTCCTAATGGAACCAAAAGACATGTTCAAGGGCCTTTCGAAGATTGGCCGGAAACTTCGGGAATCGGGCCTCGGGGATGCCGCTGATGCGGTCATTTCGATTTCCCCAGCAGGCGGATATTGGAACATCATTAAAGGAGCGGCCAAGGTTCTCGGAATCTCGAAGGGAGCCGATGCCGACGTGATCGCCGACGCTCTCGAAACAGCAACACCGGATCAAAAGGCGAAGATTGCGGAATTGATTGTGCGCGAAAAGGAAGCGGAATTTGCCGACGCCGCGAACGAACGCGACAACGTGACTGCCCGCCATGCCGCGGATATGATGGGGGATTCCAAGCTGTCGAAAAACTGGCGTCCGGTCGTCGGTTACATCGTGGTCGGGGCGTTTCTCGCCGATCAGATCGCCTGGCGCGTGCTCACTTCGCTGGAGAAGCCCGCCGAACGCGGGGAATTGATCGCCGATGTGGCAGTGACGGTCCTCGGCTTCTACTACGGATCGCGGGGCCTGCAACACGTCGGAAGCTATTTCGCCTCGAAATGGTCGGGCAATATCGGAAAATGAACGCTCTCTTTGAACTCATCGCCCTGATTTTCGCAGGGTGGCGCGATGCGGACCTGAAACCGGTCCCGCCGAACGCCACCCCGGAACCGGACCCTTTTCCCCCGGTTCCACCGGATCCAGTGCCCGCCGAACCGGAAGAACCGGAGCAATACGAATTGCCCGACATGCCGGAACCGGTCCTGCCGGAAGAGGATTACGGCCCCGCGACCCTGATCGCCAAGGCGATGGAGGCGAAAGGGTATGAGATTTTCGACAACAACGAAAAGGATTACAACCTGAACATCGTTGGAGTGCGGGACACGGGCGCGAGGCTCGATGAATTCGCCTGCACCATGAACGCTTTCTGGAAGACTCCGGCGGGCCTGTGGAAGCGGATCGAGTGGAAGTGCACGACCTACCCGGGCCGACGCTACCTGGTGGAACGTCTACTGAACCCGAAAGGCGCGGCGATTCTCTGCCCGGGGCAATATGATGTGTATCGACTCGATACGCACAATGGGAAATACAGGGCCCTTTGCCAGCGAAGTGGACCGGTTCGGGTCTACCGGGACGACGACCGGGATACAGAATTTGACCTCAACCCATCTTCCGTGATGTCGGGAATGTTCGGAATCAATTTGCACGCACCGGTGACGCCGACCAGCTCGACCAAAAACTACATCGCGCAGAGGGTCTACGCCGCTTCGGCTGGTTGCCAGGTGTTTGCCTCGGTGGCGGATTTCCTCGAATTTCGCTCCCTTTGTGAAAAGGCGGCTGATACTTGGGGAAATTCGTTCACCTACACTTTGATGGACGATACCGACCTGCACGAAATCGACATTAATCTACCCGAAGCCCCGCCGCCGGCGGATTCCTTCGACGATCTCACGACCTGGAACCCGACCGGAGACACGGTTGGGGTTCGGCACAAGAACCTCCTCAACGTGAAAGGCACGGATTGGAAATACTCGCTCGGCAACGACAGCCGCGGCCACAACCGTTTCCCGAGTTATGCAAAGGGATTGAGGGCGGGAATCATCACGCTCCGCAGCTACTGGACCCGACACCAAAAGCGGACGATTGCGGACATTCTCAGCCGGTGGGCTCCGGCGAGTGATACCATCGGAAGTCTGCCCGGGGCCCCGCCGAATTCCCCACGGGACTATTCGCTTTTCGTCTCGCGCCGGATGGGGCATCACCCAACGGCCCCGCTTTCCCTCTTTCACGAAGACGGGAGCCTGAACGATGAGGGGCAGCTTTTCGACCTCGTTTCCGCGATGGCCGCGTATGAGAACTATGCCGGGCTTGAACTGCCAAAAGAAGTATTCAGGGAGGCGCTTCGATTGGTATGACTGAACGAATCAAAGAACTTTCCAAAGACTCGATTGTGCCCTTGTCGCTCGGGTTGTTGATCCTTCTTTTATCCACCACCAGCGTCGGAGTCTGGAATCTGGCGAAACGAGTTGTCGAATGGGAGACGAAATTGCAGGGGTTTGAAAGCAAGCTCGGCAACCGCTGGAGCTACTACATGGAACGGGAGAGTTGGGCCGAATTCAAAAAGAAAAATCCCGACTTGAACATTCCCGACGTGAAAGAAATTCGGGAGGAATACCAGGGGTTTTGACTGATACCGTATGAAAGTGGAAAAACTGGAAGAACTGCAATCACTGTCCAACAAAGACCGGCTTTTGCTGGTGGCAGGTAAACTCAAAAAAGGGGAGGGAATCAAAGTGGTGGAACTCGCCAAACAAATGAAAATGGACCCGAACACCATCCGGCGGGCCCTGAAACCGGAAAACGCGATTCAGATTTTCTATGTCAAAGGCCTCGCTTCGCAATTCGTGGTCAATCCTAAGTTCACCAAATGAAGCCGGAAGACCTTTCGAAACTCTCGGCTTCCCCACCCACCCAGGCGGAAAAGAAACTCAGCAAGCTGGAGGACGAAAAGAAGGCTCTCCAGGCGAAGCTGAAACAGAAGGCCGACTATGCCAAGGAGCTGGAGAAGTCGCTTCAGGATGCACGCAGGGCCAAACGGGCTCCCATCCCGAAGACAACGCCACGGAAGCGGAAGAAAGAGGATTGGGTGCGGGTCATTATCAGCGATACCCACGGAAGCAAGATCGACCCGGGCGCGTTTGCTGCGGTCCTCGCCGACATCAAGCGGCTGGATCCGGACGAAATCATCCACCTCGGCGATTCGATCGACTGCGGCGGTTTTCTGGCGGAGCATCACACCCTCGGATTCGTCGCGGAAACCGGCTACACATATGAAGATGACGTGACGATGGCAAACCAGCAGTTCGACGAGCTGCAAAAGGCCGCGCCGAAAGCGAAGTTTCACCTCCTGGAAGGCAACCATGAAAGACGGGTCGAAACGTATTGCGTGACGAAAGCCCTCCGCAATGGAGCCGATGCGGAGTTTCTGCGCTCCCTGATCTCCCCCCACACCCTCTTACAGATCAAAGAACGGGGAATCCACTATTACCGGGAGTGTGACAAGCACCGCGGTGCCACGGTCCCCGGATGGCTCCGGCTCGGAAAATGCTGGTTCGTTCACGGAATTTCAACCGCGAAACACGCCGCAGCCACGACTCTAGACCGCGCAGGCGGGAATGTGGTGTTCGGCCACACCCACCGGATTGATTCGGCGCACGCGGAACTTCCCAACGTAGGCCCGATCGCCGCCTGGAATCCCGGCTGTTTGTGTATCAAACAACCGCTTTGGAGGCACACCAGCCCGACGGGATGGGGAAACGGCTACGCCGTGCAGATCGTCGCCAAGTCGGGCGAGTTTCTGCATTTGAATGTTCCGATCGTGGAAGGGAAAAGCCTGCTTCTGCCGCTCTTTCACACGGCACGGAAGACGGCTTGAGGGTTGGCCTTGAGTGTGATATCCACCCTATTGGAGTGCATATCCACTGAAAAAGTTGATGTTTCAACTGTTAGGCCGAGAAAAGATCCAGAACCTCCTGTATGGTTCGGTTGTGGCACATCTCAGCATATTCTGGGTTTACCTCGATTCCGAGATATTTTCGGTTTAGCTCTTTCGCAGCTTTTAGCGTCGTTCCTGATCCGGCGAATGGATCGAGGATTATATCCCCTGGATTACTCCACGCCTGAATCAATTCTGATGGAAGGTTTGGAGGGAATGGCGCGGGATGCCCTTGGCACTGCCCACCGGTTGAGTATTCCCAGACGTTACTTCTGATCTTCTCTTCTTTCGCGGCTATTGGCGCTTTATGATGGTGTTGAGAGCCATCACTTTCACGAAACTTTGAACCTCCTTTTACCATCCCGCTTTTTACCATCGGCGGATTCCACGTTTTGGGCTTTCCTTTCGAGAGTACGAACATGTATTCCCAAGCTTGCTCGCATCTGTTGTGGGTTAGTGGGACATAGTTGATTTTGTTGTAAATCATCGTGTCGTGGATATTTAACCCCAGGTTCTGGAAGTGGAGTGCCTGTCTCATGCTTGTCCCGGTTTCCGTTCCGTCTTTTGTCTGGTCGCCTACTACCCACACGATCACACCGCCATCTTTCAACAGTCTTACGAGGTTCCACGCTACACCGTAGAAGTCCCATTCATGCCCTCCGTAGGTTCTTAGATCGTCATACGGTGGAGACGTTACGACCATATCCACGAATCCATCGTGCCATTGTCTCATGATCTCGCAGTTATCAGCACATATCACCGTATCAACCGGGACTGTACAGTGTACACTCTCTGACTGTACACTGTACAGTCCCGCTGGCGGCTCCGCATGGCCTAACAAGGCGGTGGAGCCAATGCTATCCTCTGTATCTTCTTTTGTGTTTTTCATCGTCTTTCGTTCGGATCGCATGGCTCACCTTGGGCGTTAGCCCTCACCAAATTGCGTCACTATGGCGGCGAGATCTTCCCTGCATTTGGCGTCTGTCCGGATTTCGATCCCTCGGATTTTGTCGATCTCTTGGAATGCACCGACCATCCAATCTTCGAGGTCTGACAGTTCTCGGGCATGTTCGTCGTCGGGGTCAGGCAGACCGTCGAGTCCAACGCACTTCAGCACATCATCGAACATTTTGCATTGGACGTATGCCTTTAGCACGTTCTCAACGTCCTCTTGGTTGTATTCGAGCTTTCCACCCCGAAGAAGGGCTAACAAGTCGTCGCTGGCAACAGCCTCCTGCGTGATGTCTGAGTTTAGTTCTGATTTCATCGTGTTTTTGTGTTGGTTGAGTCTTCCCCCGGCTGTGCCAGGACTATTGCGTTCGGTTTTAAAATCGCGGCTCCCAAACCTGCCCTCCGTGAGTGAATTTAGGATTCCGCCCGTAATCGCACGGTGTCCATTTTTCCAGTAAACCAGCTTCGGCTAGATCTGAGTTTATAGCCCTAGCCCATTGCCGATTATTGTATTCATCCCATTGCGATACCGACGAAAGAACCGGAATCAAATCTTTCTTGAAATTTCCGTTCTCGGCTTCTATAATCGCGGAAAGTTCATTGCTGTATTGGGTTTCCATTTCTGGATCTCCTTCAGCGTCCAAAAGGTAATCAGCCCAAAGATAATTAAGAGCTTCTAGCGTTTCTTTTGTCCTCTTTCTCATGCTGCAAATATACTCGATGAGTAATGGAAGTCAATCTTTTATTTTACCCATTGAGTATTTTTTTCCCGATGTTATCTTATAGAATGACTTGGCAACAGTGTTTAGACCTTGGCCCGACCGTATTGAGTCGCCTTCTCGGATGTCCGGTGACAACTGCATCGAACTGGATTCGTCGATCCGGTCCCGCAGAATGGCAAAAGGTCGTATATGCCGATTCCATCGCTGGTAAAATCGAAGCCGAACAAACGGATGGACATCAACGCGATAAATCGCGTGAGTCATCCTGAGCGTTCTGTGGGAAAAACAACCCCTTATTTCCCACTGGTTCCCTTCGGATTCACGGACAGCCCGAGCCACTTCCAGTCGGTCGAGATGGGGCGATAGGGAAAACGGCGGTTGAGTCTGTGTTTCTTCTCTTCTTCGGTCAGGTCGGCACTCATAACATGAGGAATCGGCCTTCGTTTCTCACTTGCTGCAATGCCGTCTCCATTTGGGCGAGGGTGTCATTGTTGGCCTGTGCGAGCCGGCCGCCGATGTCGCCGAGCGTTCCGAATCCGAGATCAGGCAGGGGCACTTCCAACCGCGTCGGATCCACATTCAGAATCGACTGTTTCGTGAGGTATTGGAGATTCCATTGCACATGATGCCGGGTGAATGCCTGCCAGGTTCCGTCGGGCATGGATCCGGCTTCGGCGGCGCGCGGGCTCAGGAAATACACCGTCGCGAGGTGGATGGAATCCCGCCCCGGGTCGGCCATGTTGCCGGCCACGAAATCCAATGATTCCGGGAAGATCTCGGGCGCATACTTGGTGCGTAGATCAAGAAACGCATCCCCCACTCCACCGGGCGGAGTCTGGAGGGTCAGCGTGATTTCGGCATTGCCTTCGGGCGTTTCCTTGACGGTCGGCACGGTGACGAGTCGGCGATGGGTCAGGACCACATCACAGGCGCGGAGGAGTCGGGCGCGGGATCGATCCTCGACCAGTCCGGATATCTGCGTCACGAGAGTTCCTCCCTGATCCTCCACCGTGACCGGGGCGACGACGCCGCGCTCCCGGAAAAATGCGGGGATGTCTTCGGTCTCGACATCGGCGAATGTCGCTGCATCAGTCCCGACGGCGCGCATGTCGGCGGTGGAAATGGCGACCTTCGGATCCTCCGATAGATACGCATCGACGAATCCGCCGGAATCTTCCGAAATGCCGAGTCGCTCGAGTGTCTCCGTCGAAACGAGATCCGGAGTGGTCGACACGACGGGATCTCCGTCGGAGGTGAACGAGGGACACGCGCCCGGTTTGATCCGGAGAAGAAACCGCTCGCTCTTTGCGTCCCAGGTCGCCACCGAATACCACGGGTGCCGCCATTCCGGAGTCGGGGCCGCATCGATGTCGATGATGCGGTTCCGGAAGTATTCCTCCACGATCTGATTCCATCGCGTCGTCGGGTAAACGGTGATGCGCTGGCGTCGTCTCATGCGGCGGGGCGGAAGAAATGCCGACCGGGGCGGGTGCCTTCTCCGGCCTCGAATCGGTGGGTTTGATCAAAGAAAAGCCACTGCCGGACCCGATCGACGCGGATGCCGTTGGCCGACCAGATCAGTTGGGCAATGGGCCATTCTCCGACCCCGTCTTCGTCGGGGGCTCCCCCATCGTAAAAAGCGGGATGCAAAGTGGGGCGGTGAACGATCGTGACCGCTTCGGGATCGTCGGGATTCATCGCGCCGGTGGCCGGATCGATGCGGACACGAAGGCAGGCATAGGATCGGCGGCGGTCGCCGGGGCCCTCCGCCAGATCGAGCGCGGGAATGCCCTCGGGCACTTCGTCGCCGTTTTCGTCTTTGCCGTCGATGTAGAATTCCCCGATGCGGGGAAGCAATCCGTTCACGGTTCCCTCCCCGATGACGAGTCGGGTGCCACTGCGGAGAGATACGGAAAAGGCACCGCGGAAAACGGGATCTTTTCGAATCTGCACCAGCGTCGTTCCGTTTGCCGTAACACTCCGCTTGAATCCGGTGAATTGCCGGTTGGTATCGCGGACGACAAATCGCATGAACCGACGGATGATCGGTTCCGACAGATCGCCATCTTCGGCGAGGAGGGTTTCGAGTTCATCGATCATGAAAGGTCGGCGGTGAGAATTTCCCAGGCGAGTGCGGCCACATGCGGAACCTGTCCGTTTCCAATGCACCGCAGTCGGTCCACCCGACAGGCCACCCCATGAGCCACTCGACCCAGTTCGGGTTCAGTTGTCCACCAACTACTGTCGTCAGTTTCCGCCCCGTCTTGCCCTCCGGTTCCGGGCCGCCGGACGATGCTGTGGGGGTGGGATACTGTTTCGATTTGGTCTGGCCTCTTTCGACTGCATAGTCGAGACGATCCCTCAGTTTGCCGTCTTTGCCCGCCCCCTTGTGATCGGATGCATTCGGCGTCGGCCACATCTGCACCCTCTTCTCTTCCATCTCCAGCGGTAAATGATTCGTAGCGCCGACGGCTCCCGGAAGGGTGAAGTAGTGGTTCCCGTTCGCTTTTTGATACCCCGCTCCCACAGCGTCGTTTCTCGTTGGCGTCGGCCAGTTCCGGATCGCCTTCCCGAATTCCCCGTCGTCCTGTCCCTGATTCGCACTGAGTCCGTAGGGGGTTGGGAACATCTTGACCTGATGCGTGAGGCTGCTGTTTTTCTTCACTCCGTCCGCCGTATACCACGATGTCCCTTTCCAAATCCACCCCAGTTCCAACGCTCTCTCTTCCGTGATCTCCGCCTGCATGTTCGCATTCGGTGTAGCCCACGATCCAGATTCGTTTCCGCTTGTGGGGAGCTCCGGCGTCGTCTGCTCCCAGCACACCCCATCGCGCATCATACCCCATTTCGGCAAGGTCACCGAGGACCACTGCAAGTCCTCTTCCCACAAGCATCGGTGAGTTTTCCACGAAGACGAAGCGGGGTCGAACTTCGCCGACAATTCGCGCCATGTGTGACCACATACCGGATCGCTCGCCTTCGATGCCGGCTCCTTTTCCGGCGGCACTGATATCCTGGCACGGGAATCCTCCCGACACGACATCAACAACGCCTCGCCATGCGTGTCCGTCGAAGGTTTGAACGTCATCCCAGATCGGGAAGGGGTCGAGGCTTCCATCGTTTTGTCGGGAGACCAGAACATCCCGTGCGTATCCGTCCCATTCAACAGCGCAGACGGTTCTCCATCCGAGAAGTTTTCCTCCGAGTATTCCTCCACCAGCGCCTGCGAAAAGTGCCAACTCATTCATTCATTCTATAGTTCCACCGCAGGCGCGATGTCATCTCACCCCAGTCCCCCGGTCGTGAGTCCCCCGGTCGTGAGTCCGTTGCGCTTTGATTTCCCGAGCAGGGCGAGCAGTGCCTTCTGGGCTTTGAAATCGTCGATCTCCTGGAAGGTCACGGTGATATGCCAGAATCCACCCCGTGATTTCCTCGTCTCGATCGGGCGCACATACCATGACTCAGCGGAACCGGTGTATTCAAAACCGGCCGGAAGTTTATTTACAACAGTTCCGGCAAGTTTCATGACCTTGGCCGGCTTCTTTTTCCGGACCATTCGCCAGGTCGCGGTCTCGTATTCGACGGGGTAGGTCTTGGTGTTGAAAAATGGATTCTCCTCGTCCTTCGGTTGTCCGGTGGAACTCAGGGCCGGAAGGCCGGTCGGGCTGGTCGCGGTCTCGGGAAGGTTCGGTGGAAACTTGAGCTCGCCGTCGTCTTCGTAGGCTCCGAATTCTTTTTTCAGCAGATCACGATCGGGGAATTCCTCGATGTTCACTTCGCGGAGCTCTCCGCGGGTGTCGTAGTCGTCGAGGGCCTCGTTGCCTTCCTCGGTCAGATCTTCGTAGCGGGCTGAAACGATCCATTTCCCGTCCTCGGAATACCAGGGCGTGCCGCTGGCATTCAGGAACAGGGCCCCGTCGTAGGTGCGGGGAAATCCGGTCTTGGCCTCGGCGATCGTGTCGCAGGCCCATTGCACGGTCCACCGGATCCGGTTGCGGGAACTGAGCTCAAAGGTAGGTTTATTTACTGCAACGACGGCCATGCGGAATTCTATTTTCAGGTTTCGTCAAACTCATCGCGTGTCGGCGGGATATCCATGCGTCTGATGATCTGATCGAGGGCGATGTTGTTGTCCCGGAGTTTCCGGTCGATATCGCCGAGTCGCTCGATCTGTTGTTGCTGCGGATCGCGGCCAAAAATCTGGTTGATGAGGGATCCCATTTCCCCGACCTGACCGGCAGGGGCATTGCTCTGGGCGGCATCGTCGAGACGCTCGCCCATGTCGCGGAAGTCGCCGACCTGCTCCTGTGCTTCGTTGAGTCGGTTGAGCGCGGCTTTTTCGGCGGCCATGTCGCCGGATTCGCGGGCTTTCTTGACCTCGTCGCGAAGATTGGTAAGGCCGGTCTCGAGATCGGCGGCGCCTTTGATGTCGATCCCGAGGGAATCGGAAAGGCGATCGCGCATCGCGGAAAATTGTTCCTCCGGGCTCATCAGCTCAAATTCCCCCTGCGCGGCCTTTTCGCGGGCGGCAATGAGGGCATCGCGCTCCTCGGTGGCTTTGTCGAGTTCGTCCTCGGCCTGCTTGGCGATGAGCTTGTCGATCTCGATCTGGAGATCGCGGGCTTCCTTTAACCAGCTGAATGCCTCAATGACTCCCTCGCGATCGGTGCCACCCTGGGACAGTGCAAACTCGCGGCTGTCGGCCATGCTTTGAAGACCCTCGAGACTGGGTTTGAAAATGGAGCGTTCCGTCTTCGCTTCGAGAAAGTCGTTCAGCTTCTGCTGGAGTGCCCCGACCTTCTGATCGTCGGGAAGGAGGTTGATCTCGGTGTCGCTGATCGCTTCCTTGATGCCCATCAGCTTTTCCATTGCACTCGTTAATTCGCGTACGGCAGCGGCCTCTTCGCGCTCCTGCTCCGCCGCGGCTCTCGAACTTTCGATCGCTTCGGCATTGGCTTTCCGTGCCTCTTCCCTGGACATTCTCGCCTGATCAGCGGCAACTCCCCTCTCGTAGGAGTTGACCAGTGCCGTGTCGATGCTGCCCGTGGAAGCCACGTCATTAATGATTTTCCCCCACTCAATCACCTCATCGATCTGCTTGGCGATCCAGCCTTTTGATTTGAGGACGTAACCATCAAATTTATCATTCAGCTCGGCCATTTTTTGAATGGCTTCGTCGGCCAGTGCCGGCGCTGCCGCAAACATGTCCTCAAGTGCTTCCTGCGAAAGATTCAAGAGCGGAATCAATTCCTCCGCCTGCCGTCCCATCAGCTCTTTCGCGTCAGCCAATCCGACACCGGTAGCGCGGGCTTCCTGAAACGCGGAGGACAAGGCCAGTAACTTTTGATCGAGCGGCAGCCCGATGAGGTCTTTCGCGCTGATTCCTATGTTGTCGAATGCTTCCGAAACCTTCGTGTTGGTAATATCGCCGAGATTGTCCTCCAATTTCAGCATTGCCTTTGCCACTTGTTCGACGCCTACGGATGCCGCTTGCTGGGCTGCGTAATCGACGCGCTGGAGCACTTCAGCCGATTCATTGAGCTTCTGCGTGAGGTCGGCCATGTCATCGGCCCATTGCAAAGAGCTTTTAACGCCTTGCATTACACCGACCAAGCCTCCACCCAGACCGATCAAACCCATCATTTCCCGACCCGCGCCCTTGATCCCGGCACCCAGCCCATCGCCGATGCCTTTGGTCTCCTGCTTCATCTGGCGCGCGCCGACGCGGACGTCCTGCACGGTCCGTTTCCAGTTTTTCTGGAAGGACGAGCGGCCAAGGGTGAGTTCGGTGCGGAGTGGCATGGCTTAGATTGGATTGCGTTCGAGTTGTTTCATGGCGCGGTTGAGCTGGCGCTCCATCGCGGCTTTCTGGGTCGATACCGCCCACTCAATCCGCCGGCGGAACTCGGGGACCTGGTGCGCGTAGTGGGTGCCGTTGGTGATGACGATCCGGATCAGGTCCGGGCCGGAATCCACGGTGATCGATCCCGGGGAACGATGCCGTTTCATGAAGGCGGGCAGGGCCACACCGAGACGGCCCGCGGCGGGCTTGTATCCGCTGCCGAGTTTGCCGACGTTCTTCTTTTTCTTCCGCGCGAGACGGTCGAATTTCCGGCGATCGACGTAGAACATCGCCCGTCCGGATCGGGTGCGCATCGCGGTTTTGCGGCGGCTCTGCCAGATCGATTCCACGTCGGGATGTTTCTCCTTCGTGTCGACGTAGCGCGGTTCGATGACGTTTCCAAAGAGCTGATTGATCTGGCGCTGGCCTTTCAGATCGACCGGCACAAAGATCTTCCGCATGTCCTTGACGATGGCCCGCTCGCCCTGCTTTTTCGCAGCACCGATCGATCCCTTCCCATTGAAGGGCGGAGTGATCCGGATCATCCGGTGGAGGATGCGGCCGGCCTGGTATTCAAACTCCTCCTCGATCGTTTTCCCGTAGACGGCGGCGCGCTGGGAAATGAG